ATCAATGAAATAACTTCTTGTATGTCAGAAGACGAGTTAAGAGGCTGTATGAACTCTTTAATAGTAAGATACCCTTATTTTAAACTGTTTTTCGATTATGGTTTCGGACATAATCATATGTGGGTGAAAGCATCAGGTTCTTTAGAAAGATTGATATTGGTTGAGTTCTAATCCGGTAGCCTTATGGCTACCACAATATACACGATTATGAAAGCGGATTTAGTTTTAGTTATCAGCCCTGAAGCCCCACTAATGAAACAACTGGGCAAGGTATTGGGTAAGCTATGTACACCATACGACTTTTCTACCATAGAGAGAGGCGAGAAGTACATCACCATACAGCATGATGAAACTGGGCTTGTAGTGGCTTATACGAGTGAAGAAAGATTGAATGTGAAAAATTGAATGCGAAACATTAAATATAGATTATAAATGAAAGGTAATTGTACGTTAGAACTTGATGTAGACAGTGTGGCATTGAATAATGCAATGTCTAAAGCTGTCAGTGATGCTGTAAAAAGCCTCAATATTGAGCAGATAGTAAATGCAGAAGTAACAAGAAGAATAGGCAAAAGCGTAAGCAAATCAATACAAGACGGCACATTTGTTAGAGCAGTTGCAAAGAATGTAGCCAAAGAATTTGATGCAAATATCATTGTGCCCCTTCTTGATATTGAAGAGCTGAAAACTATGGTTGCAGAAAAAATCAGTCAGAAAATAATTAGTAAAATGGGGATTTAATTATGAACTCAATTAACGACGAAAGAGGTTGCAGCGTATGCCAGCCCGGTAAAGAGAATTACACCACCTACAACACCAGGTTGAGAGGTAAGAGAGTGAGAATGTACCAGTACGATTACCGTACTGAAAGTGGTGAACTCTTTGCTTGTTGTGCGCCTACCTTAGAGGCGTGTAGAGAAAGACGGGATAAATGGCTTAGTTCACGACAATAAGCCGATTGTCGTGTATAACGATTGAAGATATTTCGTTATCTTTGGTTGTGGTAGTACCTTTGGGGTACTATCGCGGGGTGTAGCAGTGGTAGCTTTTCACTTTGACTTGGTGAAGGTCGGTTGTTCGATTCAGCCCCCCGCAACTATTGAGTATTAATTAAAAAAATGACACGATTATGAACATTCTTACATTAAGCATCAAACAGAAGTATTTCGATGAAATCTTGGCAGGCAAGAAAACCCACGAATACCGTGAAATCAGACCAACTAACGCTAAGAAGTATATCACTTACCTATGTGGCGGTAAAGAATATCCGGCTGATGCAGAACTGCCTGAAGAAGGTGAGGTAGAATTGAAGCCTATCAAGTACGATGCAATCAAGCTTCTGACAGGTGCATATACAGGTAAACGTCCTTATATTATCGTTGAAGTGAAAGCAGCAGAAGCTGTTATTCTCACAGATGAAAACGGTAATGATATTGTTTACGAACATCAAGGCGAAGAATATCTTGCCGCACAAATGGATTATACTTTGGGCAAGATATTAGAGAAATATATAGATTGATTTGTTTAACTTTTAAAATTAGAAAGCAGAGTCGCAAGAAGAATTAACAGAGTAGCCGGGCCTCGCAGAAATATGAATGGTGCAGGGGCAGGTGGTAGATTGGTTGCCAATCGTAGAGGTACAGCAAGTGCCACACAGTTAGGATCACGCAGACAGCGTTACAGTGATCTTCGTACTTCATTTGGTTTAAGTGGTGGCTAGCTATGAACAAAGTAGAACAAGCGAGTCAATATATAGACCTCATTCGGGTAAAATCGAATGAGGCTTTACTGTTTTTATCACTTGGTAAAGATTCGCTTGTTCTGCTTGATTTAGTCTATCCGAAGTTTGACCGGATTGTTTGCGTGTTCATGTATTTCGTTAAGAATTTGGAACATATTAACCGTTGGATAAACTGGACTAAAGCCAAATATCCGAAAATAGAGTTTGTTCAAGTACCACATTGGAATCTCACTTATATTCTCCGTGGCGGTATGTATTGTGTGCCAAATCCGAAAGTAAAGCTGTTGAAGTTGGCAGATGTGGTAAAGGCTATGCAACTTACTCATGGAGTTTATTATACATTCTTGGGCATGAAAAAAGCTGACGGTATGAATCGTAGACTTATGTTGAAAGGGTATGAGGTAAACGACTACGAGAATAACGGTATGGTTTATCCTTTAGCTGATTGGACACAAAAGGATATTCTTGCTTATATGAGGCAGCATAATTTACCCGAACCAGTTCGGTATTCATTGAAAGCCAGTTCGGGAGTAGGCTTCAATCTTGATTGTATGCTTTGGATGGAGAAGAACTATCCACAGGACTTACAGAGAATTTACAAAACTTTCCCGATGGCTGAAAGAGTACTTTGGGAGTATCATAATCAACAAAAGTAATATGTATGGAACTAAGTAAATATATCAAGAGTGAATCGGTAGAACTTAACCGTTCTGCCATTCGTTTTGCAGACTACAATCCGAGAAAACTTTCCGATGAATCACGCAAAGCATTAAAGCGTGGTATCAAGAAATTCGGATTGGTAGGTGGAATAGTTGTGAATAAGCGTACCGGGCTTACCGTAGTTAGCGGGCACCAGCGTTTGTCTGTCATGGACGAATTGCAAAAGTTTCCCGATAACGACTACCGCATTCGTGTCGATGTCATAGACGTGGACGAACAGCAGGAAAAGGAGTTGAATATTCTAATGAACAACCCTAATGCACAAGGTTCTTGGGATTTTGACGCTCTTGCCCGTATTGTTCCTGATATTGACTGGAAAGATGCAGGATTGACGGATGCCGACTTGAATATGATTGGGGTTGATTTCCTTTTGCAGACCAAAGAAGAAAGCTTCATTGCTGACGAACTGGAAAGCATGATGTCGCCTGTAACAGAACAGAAAGAAGCCGATAAAGCCGCCAAACAGTTGGAACGTGCTGAAAAGGTAGCCCACATGAAAGAGGTCAAGCATCAGGTGAAAGAAAACGCACAGAAGCAAGCTGAGAACATGGATGCCTATGTGATGTTGTCCTTCGATACCTATGAAGCTAAAGCCGCTTTCTGCGAAAGGTTCGGGTATGAACCAGATATGAAGTTTATAAAGGGAGAAGTTTTTGATGAACAAGTAGAAAGAATTGATTGATTTTTAGGGAGGAAAGCCGAGTTAGAAAGAAAACATATAGTCAGCTATATCAACAGTCCAGACGAATAATGTATAATGCCGGAAGGCAATACGGACTTGGTACAGATAGACAAAGGAGCATAAGAGACAGAACAAAATCCATAATGGAAAGATATGGTATAAGAATAGATAGCTATTTCTCAAAAAGAGGAATTAATATCTATGGAAATAAGCCTGTTTCTCGCCGCATATATATGGGTAATAATAATGGATGATTGATATGAGTAACAGTGAATCTCAAAACAAAAAAGGTAAAGGAGGAAGAAAGCCCAAGTTTGATTATACAAGCGAGGACTTTCTTTCACTCGTTGAATCGTATGCCAAAAAGGGATTCACTGATAAGGAAATCGCTCATGCAGTCGGAATTTTACCGCAAACTTTCTGTGAGAAGAAAAGCCGCTACCCCGAATTATCGGAAGTATTGTCGCGTGCGCGTTGTGCCTTAAACTCGCTTGTGCGTGCCAAATTTCTTGCTATGGCTCTTGGAGGTGTTAAGACTAAGAATACTACTATCAGAAAGATAAAAGACAGAGATGGTAATCTAACCGGAGAGGAAGAAGTTCAAATCGTAGAAGGTGAGTTGGCTCCAAGTTTACAAGCACAGTCTGTTTGGCTGTACCATTATGATGAAGATTGGAGAAAGGTTGAACGCAAGCAGGATGAAGATGCAGACATTCCTACTGATATAGAACACGGTATCAGCATTGATTCATGGATAAAAGACAAGCTGAAATGATAGTACCTCAAGAAATATATCATCCACTATACACCGATACGGAGAAATTCATTATCCTTATCACCGGTGGGCGTGGTTCGGGTAAATCTTTCAACGCTTCCACTTTCATTGAGCGGTTGACCTTTGAAATGACTCCCGTAGAGAAAATTGTTCATCAGATTCTTTACACCCGTTACACAATGGTTTCCGCTGGTATGTCTATCATCCCGGAAATGATGGAAAAGATAGACCTTGACGGAACAACGAAGTATTTCAAGACTACCAAGACAGATATAGTCAACAAAATGACTAAGAGCCGTATCATGTTCCGGGGTATCAAGACTTCTTCCGGGAACCAGACTGCAAAACTGAAATCCATTCAAGGCATTACGACTTTCGTCTGCGATGAAGCGGAAGAGTGGACAAGCGAAGATGAGTTCGACAAGATAATGCTCTCCATTCGCAAGAAGGGTATTCAGAACCGGATTATCATTATAATGAACCCATGCGATTCCAATCACTTCATCTACAAGAAATACATTGAGAAAACTCACAAGCTGGTAGAGATTGACGGTGTACAGGTTCAAATCTCCACTCACCCGAATGTACTTCATATCCATACCACCTACTTGGATAACTTGGAGAACCTTTCCCCGGAGTTTTTGAAAGAGGTCGAGGACATGAAGGTGAACAACCCCGAAAAGTATGCTCATGTGGTTATTGGTCGCTGGGCTGATGTTGCGGAAGGTGCGGTGTTCAAGAAGTGGGGTATTGTTGATGAGTTTCCTCAAGGTTGTAAAAAAGTTGGACTTGGACTAGA